TTATTTGGCTGAAAGTATTTTTCCCATATTGGTAATTGCAGCATTAACTTCTTGCTGCATTTCATCAGTTACATGGGTGTAAATAGCAAGTGTAGTACGTGGTTCATGATGTCCTACCCTTTCCATAATTGCCTTTAAAGGTACATTAGATTCTGCCAATATACTTATGTGTGTGTGTCTAAATGTATGTGTGCTTACAGGTTTGTGAAAACCAAGTTTTTTAATAGTACGATTTACATAATGTAGATCATATGGTAAACCACCGTCAGTAACAAAGATATATCCTAAGTCAGCAAATTTAGATTTCCATAAGCGCCTAGCTTGATTAGCGGTTATAAAGTGATTAATAATTTGTACAGCCCTTGCATCCAATTTTACTTTACGGATAGAATGGACATTTTTTGGTGGCAATCGCATGGCAGGGTCAGAAAAGCTACCACGATTAGATAAAGTAGCGTTTACATCTATTTCAGCATTTTCTATATCATAGTCTTGAGTGCGTAACGCTACCATTTCACCGAATCTAAGACCAGTTAAAGATTGAAACTCACATAATAAGGATACATGATGATTGATAGTATCTAATTGCGATAGTAAATCTTTTAGTTCATCTTTAGTTAAAAATTTAGAGCGTTGTTTCTTGATGCGGTCAACATCAGCAACTGGCTTTTGCAATTCAATATTGTCTAAGAATGAAATATCACGAATATATTCCATACGTCTAGCATACTTTAATGATTGTCTAATAAGACTAAGGGCAAGTTTAGTATAATTGTAGGAATACTGGCAAGCAAATTTATCAAATGTACTTTGGATAATATATGGTGAAAGTTTAGAAAGTAATATATCAGCAGGAAACCATTTCATAATTTGTTTGTGAAGATTATCCATACTATATTGTGTAGATGATTTTCTAAAAGCACGTTTAGATTCTAAATACTCAGAGACAACATCATTCAATGTCATGTCCTTGGCAATATCTGTATTAGTGGCCAAGTCAATTTTATTTTGTAATTCAGCTTGTGCAATTTTATATGCTTGCCTACTATTACTATTTAAGGTAACAGATATTCTTTTTGTTTTACCGCTATACGGATCTATATAGCGTTCTTGGAATTTATATTTAGTAACACCAGCTTTGGTAGTTACAGTTTCACACCACATAAAAAATCACGCTCCTTGGGTATGGGAAATACACCTAGGGCGTGATATAATCAATTTGTGAGATTGATGCGGGGCCCTAGGTCCTGTCATTGATTTTTCCCTCATCCTGTTGGCGCAGGGTGGGGGATTTTTATTTGGGGAGTATAGAAAAGGAGAAGGCACATGATCATCGAATTATGTCATGTGCCTTCTAGCATGTTAGTAAATGCGGGGAACCGCTTATGACATAATATTAGCATGGTATATTGAAGATTTCAATTCTGATTTAGATAACAAAAAAAGCGTTCATTAGAGAACGCTTTTTTGCTTTTTGTCATTGCTGACAAGGTATAAATTGTTTTTTGGGAATCAAGCCCAATTTGTATTTATATTATACGTTCTCTTCTATTAACTTGTCAATGTTTTTAGGAAGTGTATGGCTTGTATGTAAATATAGAATATTTGCAAGGTCTGAATCACTAATACGAATACCATATAATGGGTGAGTACGTTTATCAGGGAATTTTATACGAGCTTTATCAATAGTACGGATGTGATTTGTTTCTACAATACTCCCTTCTTTCATTTTATCTCTAAAGGTCATAATATCTTGGTTGGTAGATACTATAAGTTCAACACCTTTATTAACAAGGCTTGTAAATTTTTCTTTGAACTGATCATCAGTGTAATCTTTTTTATGATTCATTAGCTCAATAACATTTAATCTAAGCGTTTTATAATCCTCACTATCTAGGTCAAAGTTGTTAAAGGCTTTTTCTGCTAGAAGTGATGGAACAGGACGTGTTAGCTCATGCTCCCAAGGCATTAGAACATTATGTTTAGCTTTTTTTGAGGTGAGTGGCATAACAGTAATAATAGGGTTTTTCTTCATATCATCACTGTTAATTACAACTGCATAATGGGGATAGCTGAATTCACTACCAATACCACAACCAAAATCAAGGAATAAGATTTGACCTTGTTCATATTTAGGTAGAAATGTAGATTTAAATTTATGTTCATTTGCTTTTAAATGAATAAAGTTATATAGCCATTTTATGAAGCGATTATAATTGGTTAGGTTTGTCTCATTTAAGGCATTTGTGAATCGAACATATTTTTTTACTAAAGACGTATAGAGTTTAGTCATATTACCTCACTTGATTTTTTAATATTTCTAAGCCTTCAGGAATACCATTACTTTTAGCTACTGTAGCAAAGTTAATATCAGAACACTCATCTAAGAACTCATCTGGCAGTAATAGTTCTACCGCAAAAGCATTAGCTTGCCTTTCGATTTTATCAATAGAAAACAATGTATGCTTTCGTAGGAAAGGGGTATTAACATTAGGATGTAGTATTGAATGGCCTAATTCGTGGGCACAGACAAAAGGAAGCATGTCATCTGGCATAGAAGCATTTAGATGGATTGACTTCATGCGAAAATGGACATCATAGAATCCTAGGATTTCCCCTAATTCTTCATAGCGAACCACAATATCAAGATCCTCACAAATTCTAAAAGGGTCACAGGTATTGTGGTTTTTCTTTAATCTTTTAACAATCCCTTTTATATCCACAACAAGAACTCCTACTTATTTTTATATTTGTTTGGGGTAAATTTTTGTTTAGCTCTTTCTTTAGCAAGACGAATGGAATTTTCTAAGGAAATGCGCAATAAATTTTTAGTATCTTCATCCATTTCTTGGTCGCCATTATAGAAAGAAAGGGCAGCACTACTATCTAGGTCATCAAGGATAGACTGCAATCTTTTTTGAATATCACGCTCATCCTTACTATTATTTACAGGCATATTTGTTGAAGTTTGAGCATTTGGGTTCTTTTTAGTAGATTGCTCAGGAGACCAGCCCATTAAATATGCAGGAGTAGTATTTAATATATTTGCAAGCGGCTCAAGTATCGTTAATGGTAATTTTTCTATTTCATTGCTTTCATATCGATAATATGTAGCACGAGAAATATTTAACTTTTTAATAATCTCATCTACAGATAAGTTATTCTGTTTGCGTAAGCGTTTTATACGCTCATGTATCCTTTCAGTCATAACTTCTCCTCCTTTGAGACAAGTATAGTATAAGTGTATCATATTTGCAACAAATAAATTTAAAAAGCATAAAATGTTTCAAAAATGCGAAAATATATGTTGACGAAATATAATGATAGAGATATACTTTAATTAATCTCAAAAATGAGACATGCATTAAGGGAGGTGATGTATATGAATGTACAGGCTTTAAAAGCCAAAATATTAAGTTGTGGGTATAATATTGTAGAGTTTTCTGATAAGGTTGGCATTGATAGAAGTACGTTTTATAGAAGGCTTGATAAAGATGGAAACAATTTTACAATAGAAGAGGCATTAAGAATTAAAGAGGTACTTTCATTAACTGATTCGGAAGCTTATTCTATTTTTTTATCAAATTAGTCTCAAAAATGAGACTTTTAAAATGAGGTAATAAAAACTAAAAAGAGTGTTCCACAGAAAGCAGAACACTCTAAATAGTTAATTAAGAAAGGAACTATGAAATGAAAGACATATTACTTCAAATATGGATGAATGGGAGCGCAATTGCTAGTTGTTACTTCTGGCATGAGAGGAACGAACCATTTGGAATGTTAAAGCTAATCCTGGCAATTTTAAATGTGATTCTAGCATTGTCGCTTCTAGTAATAGTTCATTAGAAATAGTTTTAAATTCTCGAATGTAATAAAGGATGGTGACTAGAAAAATGTTTATGAAAAAAACAAGCTATACAAATAGGGAAATTGGAAGAGTTTGTACGAAAGAAGATTACGAACGATTAGTCTTGCAGAATGAATTAGTAAAAGATAACATAATAGGTTTTGATTTTTGGGATTATTTACCATTAATCTCTGTAGTAGTTTCTGCATTTTCTCTTGTATTGTCGGTAGTAGTTTGGTTACTTAAAGTTTTGTGAAAATCAGTTAGGTCGTAATGGACCTTATAGTATTTAAATTTTTTTCTATTAGATGTTGACTTTGGCGACCGTTGCCATGGAAGCCATGCATATTGTGGAACTTTAAATTCAATAGTAATACCTTCTTCAATAGAAATATTTTTATTAAGAATAACTAATATGGGTAACTCTAAACAAGCTCCAGAAGACATTGATCCATAGCGTGCGTTAGGTAAATCAATTACAAAGTTTTCTAAGGCGCTTGGACCAAATGGACTAATTAATAATCTTGGATTGTTTTTTAGTGATGGAAGACTGGTTAGAGTGCAGATAAAATGATTTTCATTTGTTTTAGGATTATAAGCTCGTAAGTCAAAATAGGAGCTATTGATAACGCTTGCGTTTACGATAATCGCAGTCGTAAAGATTGCATATTGATGAGGTATATCTTTAAAAATATTATCAGCAACGATTATGTTTTTCTCAACGTCTAATGCAAAACAGTTAGGAGAAAAATCAACAGTTATTAATCGTCGCTCCCGTAAGTATGACAATAAAGAAATCAATAAAGCTGCTAATGAAATAAATATCGTAAAAAATTCCATATATAAACATCCTTTGTTTTTAAGTTATTAAGAACATGTTGAATAAGATTTGTACCTTTGGACAGTTCAAGTACATGGGAGCCCCAAGCTTTTACTTATTACCAAGTAGTTCAGCATAGCTCATTATTCGCTCACTGCTTGAATTATAACAATAACTTATTAATAAAAATGAAACAAACGTGAAAAGAATGTTAAAGGAGGATATCAAATGAAAATGGGTCGAAAGAAAAAGATTAAACAACAACCAATATATTACAAACGATACTTACATAATGATGGTGGATATATGGCAATCAAAGTAGAGCCAATTCATCATAAAACACATTTGATAGAACATAACATATTAACAATAAGGGGATAACTATGGACACTATGAAACCTAAATATGTGCCAATAAGCACATTGGCAAAAATTTGGGGAAGAAGTCGGATGTATATATATCGCAGGATAGACATGATCCGAAATCAAGGAAAGTTTGACGATATTTGTATGCAGTTAGGACCTCAGCAGACCTTGGTGCATGTAGATAGATTTGAAGCATGGATGCGTTCACAACATATGAAATGGTTAAAGGCATAGGAGTGATAGATATGGATAAGGTTATTACAGCAATACAGTGGTTATTTGGAGTCATTGTATTTGGATTATATGGGGGTATTGAATTTGCACAGTCATGGGGCGATGTTCTTTTTAATGTAGTTAATATAGCAGCATATTCTGTTGGGATTTATTTATTACAAAAAGCCAAACGATTATGGCTATATAACAAGAAAATTAAGGAAATAAAAAGGAAGCAGCATGCAGCAATTAGACAGTTGGGAGTTACTACTATATCTAAATAAACGAAGGGATGATTTAAATAAGGCCCTTACGATTGCCAAAGAGCGAGGCATAGAGCTAGCAGAAGCCGAGCGGAAATATAGAGTTGAAAAACGTAAAGCTATATTACAGGCAAAACATAATGGAGAAAAGGTATCTCTAATTATGGAGCTAGTAAATGGTGATGAAGTTATTAGTCAATTACGATATGAACGGGATGTAGCTAAAACGCTCTATGCCAGTGCTACGGAAGCAATCAATATTTATAAATTGGATTGTAGATTAGTTGAGGCCCAAATAGCTAGGGACTGGGATAAAAATGCTTAAAAGGACACCGTTAAGAGCAAAAAAAAGAATGGTTTCAAAGAAACCATTAAGCAAGAAAAGTAGAAATAAAAAAAAGAATGATATGGAGTTGGAGAAAATCCGTCCTAAGGTGATAGAGCGAGACCATAGAAAATGTATTTTATGCGGAGCCCCTTATGAAGAGATCCATCATATCAAATATAGGTCAGCAGGAGGAAAAAATAACATAGAAAATCTATGTTGTTTATGCTGGCATTGCCATAGGATTAAAATCCATGCTGGATCACATCCAAGAGAATACAGAAAAGTTTTACAAACAATACTAAAAGAAAGGCATGGATATGAGTACTAAATGGTATGAGAAAGCACTAAATAATACATGCCCAGAATGTAAAAAAGCAATCAAGCATGCTGTAGTATGTCATAGACATAAACAGTTGATATGCATGGATTGCTGCAGTAATTGCCAATACCTAACAAAGTCTCAAGGTGATTGGCATTGTAATTTTGACAAAGAAAAATGACCGTGTCGGGAAACACGGCCATTAAAGTTATGTGATAACTAAAACCTTACATGTTTAGTATATCACGCATAATGGGAAAAGTCTAGTAAAATAGCGGTTTTATAGCTATTTTGTGAGACTAGATAGATACATTAACAACTCAACATAAGGTGATAACTAAATGAGAAAAAGGACGACAATAAAATCTGTAAATATGATTGAAGTATCAGATCATATTACAGGAAATTCATACTATGGAAAACCAGGAAGAAAAATAAGGAGTGAAAGAAAGCAAGTAACACCGGAGACTATAAGGAAAAATAATTTAAGAGTGGCCGAAAAACAATTAAGGCTGCTAATAGATATGAATTTTAAGGCTGATGATTATTATCTGACTCTTACATTTAAGAATGAGGAAGATGAATTAGATGCAAAAGAGATGATACGAAAATTCTTTAGAAAGGTAAGAGACTTATTTAATAAAAAGAAGACAATCTGTAAATACATCTATGTGATGGAAAAGCAGGGGCGGATACATTTCCATGCATTACTTTCAAGAGGTATTGAATTAACTACTCAATTATTAAAAAAGCTATGGCCACATGGTTATACAAAAATTGAGTACTACAGAGGTGAAGCCGAAGATGCTATAGGGCTAGCTAAGTACTTCATGAAAGAGCGAAAATCTGATATTGATCATAAGGATGCGCAGATAAGAAAGAAATGGGTATCTAGTACTAATCTTGAAAAGCCAGAAGTAAAGAAAAAGATACTAAAGGCTACAGAGTGGCGTAAGGATATCAAAGTACCTAATGGATATTACTTAGATAAAGATAGTGTCTATGAAGGGGTAAATAATTATGGATTTCCATTTAGAACATATAGGCTAATACGATTACCTGATTGGAGGGGAGAATATGAACAGAGAAAATCGACTAAGGCCCTGTCCGTTTTGCGGGAATAAACATATGAGAATTATGACAGGGATAAAAGTAGGGCTAAAACATCACATGGTGGCATGTGATAAATGTGGAGCCGTCACTCATTTTGAAGAGTGGCCAATGTACTTAGATTGTGAAAAGGCATGGAATAAAAGGGCGGATAATTAATGGAAAACAAATATAGAGGAATAGTATTTATTCCTAGAACAACAGGAGAAGCAATCATAAATGCATATGCAATGAATGCATGGAATGATACAGGAAAATACATATATTTTACAGAAGCTGGAATATCTGTAGGGATACATACCACAGATGATGGAATATATACAAATTCATTTATGGATGTAGCTATATGTGCTGCATGGCTAAATGGGGAAATATCAGTTACTGAATTAGAAGAAGTAGATGGCATCTATACAAATAGCATAAAGGAGAAAAAATGAACACTGTTAATTTAATGGGCAATTTAGCGAGAGACCCAGAAGTAAGATATACAAAGACAGGTAGAGCGGTAGCAACATTTACAGTAGCTGCAAGTAATACCTATATTGATGCTAATACAAAGGAAGCAAAGGAACAGACGGCATTTGTAAATTGTGTAGCATGGGGAACCTTAGCAGAAGAAATAGGGACTTTGCGAAAGGGAAATAAATGTTTGGTACAAGGCAGAATTCAAACACGATCATATGAAACTCAAAATGGCGAAAAGCGATATGTAACAGAAGTGGTCGCAAGTTTTATAGGGGCCACATTAAATGGTGGACATAATGAACCATCGAACTTTGATAACTTCAATGATGATGAACAAATACCCTTTTGATAAAGGCAATGCAGAGACATTGCCAATGGAAAAGAAACGAAATAAAGCCCTAGAAAGGGCAGAAAGGTTGATGCGGTAATGGCAAGACCAAAGGATATGTTTTTAAAAGCTAAAACATGTAAGCATGCAGTAAAGTTTACAGGCAATCAAGGATTGTTTGTAAGAACTACTTGTAAATGCCCAAATAAATTAATGCTACCGGTGCCGGATAAAAGAGGAATTAGAGTAAAAGTACCTTATATCATGGCCAAGAAGTGCATAAATTGTAAGGGCTATATTGATGCTAGAAAAGTAAAGGAGAAAAGAAAATGAGGTATACAATAACAAAATTTAAAATGGAAAGCGGTAAATTTGATATTACTTATACGAAATACGTACAAGGAATGGATGAGCAGCATTCTTTGAAATCGTATGAAAAGCCAAGACCAGAATTCAAGGAAGCACATGTCACAATGAAAGCATTGTTACTATCCAAGTTTGGAGCATTTAAATTCGCTCAAAACATGGTAGCTGTATCGGGAATTGAATTTAGATATGGTGGTAAAGATTTCTTCCCAGATGAAGTATCTGGCATTAAAGTAAAGGGATATCTACGGAATAAAGAAAGCGAAGTATGTGTATTTAGCACTAAATGGCTAGATGTTGATAAGGAGTTAGCCGAAGACATTAATCTAGTTCTAGGTGAAATTGAAGCATACATTGAAGGAAAACGTGCGCAAGCCAACCTATTTGATGAAGAACAACAAGCCAATGGCAATACTAATACAAGTGATGCGGAGATCATTGGTGAAGATGATGATTTAGATATGGATGATGCGGATGATATCGCACCATATGAAAACAATCAATTTAATAGAGCAGCGAGGGGATTAAATTAATGAGCAAGAAGCTTATCTATGTAGCCCATCCTTATGGTGGGAAGAAAAGCAATAGAGAAAAGATAGATGTAATCATGAATGAATTAATATTTGCAGATACAGCCAATGACTATGTATCACCTATCCATAACTATGGATTTGTTTATTTGACAGGTGATGAATACCAAAAGGGGCTAGATATTTGCCTAGGACTCTTAGGGCATTGCGACATCCTAGTATTATGTGATGGCTGGGAACAGAGTCGAGGTTGTAAAGGTGAATATGAATATGCGCAAAAGCATGGTAAGGCTGTATTCAAGTTGGATGAATGGAAGGCATTAAACAGAATATGAATATATGGGGGCTATTCGATAGTGGCAATAGTTGCACCGCAAGGGATTAAAATATGAAACTAGATTTGTGGGTAAGACTAAATATAACAATGGTAGATGATAGCAAGGTAAGTGGTTGGACTCAGATATATGGAAAGCATGAGTTAGCAATGTACTATAAGCCATTTAAGGAATTAAAGCCAATTGTTAATGACCATATAGAGAATATGAATTGGCTTACTATTTGCAATAGGTGGGGTGAAACAAACCAAAGTATAGAAGTTAATACTAGCAAGATAAAGAAATATGTAATTAAAGAGTGTGTACAACCGTGTGATGAAGACGAATATGATGCGGTTAGAGAATGGTGGAGAAATGAAAAAAGAAAAGAGAGGGAAGCATTAGAAAATAAGATATGAACGAATACGAAAGACTTAAAAGGATTGGTTCTTGTCCTAAATGTGGGAGCAAAGAGTTTATTATTCGCTCAAAAGTAACAGGAACAATTTCAAACTTTAAAAGCTTAGAAGGCAAAGAGTGTGAGAATGGGGAAATGTATGAAGGTTTAGATTATAAAACTAATAAATGGTGTATTTGTGCAGGATGTGGCAAGAGACTGTTTAAGTTTGAAGATTATTATAATAGCAATAATCTTTAACATGATAAGAAAATGTGAAAGGAAGCTTAATGAAAGTAGAATTATTTAATGATAATTTTCAGAACTATAAAAGGTATGGAATACCTAAGGCGCAGCTTGTAATAGCTGATATTCCCTATAATTTAGGGGGGGCAGCATATGCAAGTAATCCTATGTGGTATATAGGTGGAGATAATAAAAACGGTGAAAGTAAGAAAGCAGGAAAGGCATTTTTTAATACAGATCATAACTTCAATATTGCAGAATACTTTCATTTCTGTAACCGTTTATTAAAGAAAGAACCAAAAGAGAGGGGCAAGGCTCCATGTATGATTGTGTTCTGTAGCTATGAACAACAAGCGATGGTAATTGAATATGCCAAGAAGCATGGGTTTAAGAATTATATACCAATCTCTTTTATCAAAAATTATTCAGCACAAGCATTAAAAGCAAATATGCGTGTAGTGGGCGCTACAGAATACGCCCTAATTTTATACCGAGATAAATTACCAAAGTTCAATAATAATCACAAGATGATATTTAACTGGTTTGAATGGCGTAGGGATAACAAAAATATCATTCCTAAAATTCATCCAACACAAAAACCTGTATCAGTATTAAAGAGATTGATAGAAATCTTTACTGATGAAGGTGATATAGTAATAGATCCTGTGGCAGGTAGTGGAGCAACATTAAGAGCAGCTATGGAGTTAGGACGTAGTGCATATGGGTTTGAAATATCAAAAGACTTCTATAGTAAAGCGAAATCAGAAATGTTAAGCGATGTAAAAACACAAACAAGCTTATTAGAATATTGTGAATAGCAGGAGACGGAAAGAGATGCAAATGAAATGTCATAGGTGTGATAGATTATTCACACCAGTAGGGTCAGAAAAGCATTGTCCTGATTGTATAGCAGGAAAGCCAATACCAAAGAAGAGAACCGTAGCTGAGGTAAGGGCAGAAATAAAAGCGAAGCGTGATGCGGAAGCAGCAAAGAAATATAAGTACGAACGGTACTGTATATGTTGCGGTAAGAAATTCTATACAAATAAAACCAACCGAGTAATATGCAGTGATTATGATTGTGAAGAGAAAATGCGTATAGAACGGTTGCAAACTAATAGAGCAAAATACAGAGCCAATGCAAAACAGAAGAAAGGGAAATAATCAATGCTAAAGAAAGATAAAAGCAAATGGTGTTGGGTAGATGATGGTAGAGCTGGATATCCATATGATACACGGATAGAAGCAATTGAAGATTTTTATAGTGATGATAGAAATGAAGAAGTGACAGAAGTTCATATAGGAAACCCAGAATATTTTGTACCAGAAATTGATGTTGAAAATATCATTGAACAGTTACAGTATGATGCTACCGATGAGTTTTATGGGATTGGTGAACTAGCGGATGACTATTTAAGTAATGTAAAAGATGAACATAAGAAAGAATTAGAAATTAAATTAAATGCAGTGATACAAGAATGGGAACGGCGACATGGGTATAATTTAACTACTTATGCTGCAGCGGGAATAGAAAAATTTCATAGAGTGAAACTAGAGCGGCTAAAATAATCAAAAGGAAATTAAGTTATGACGGAAGAGGAAATGCAAAAGAAGTTAGGAAAGCATTTATTCTTAAAGAATATAACTATTCCTAATATAACAATGCATGGAGATGGGAAAGGGGAATATGAAGCAGATTTAATCTACTTCAATCTTAAAGCAAGAATTATTACTGAAATAGAAATCAAGGTAAGCATTCAAGATTTCAGAGCAGATTTTAAGAAGAAAAGATACCATGATCATTTACATGTAGGTTATTTGTATTATGCAGTACCACAAGACCTGTATGAAGACCATAAGGTAGAAATAGAAAGCCTATTAGGTGATGCGGGATTAATAGTGGTCAATATATCTAATAATAAAAGAGAAGATGCTAGATACATTAAAAGGGCAAAGAAACGCAAAGATGTAAAGGCATTAAATGAAAGTGAAGTTATTAACTATTTAAGGATTGGTTGTATGAAGTGGGTGAACCGATGAAACTAAATAATGAATTCAAAAAATATATTGTAGATGTTTGTAATTATATTGACATTATGTTTTCTATCGTATTGGTTAGCGTGGTAATAAAAGGCATATTTTATACATTTACAAACAATGATTGGCTAATGGTTGGAATTGCAAGTACAGGAGTATTATTCTGGCCAAATAAAAAATATGTCGCTAAATGGTTACATGTAGATTGGAAGAATGATGGATACAATGAAATGCATTAATAACAATATAGTTGCTCAATTAAGAGGGAAAAAGATAAGAAATCTTAACTGGGATAAAGTGGCAAAACATATTGTAGAATATGGACCTAATATAATGGTATATGCTGGTATTAATGAAGACTGGGATAATACATGTGGGGCTATATATGATCATGGGGAAGTAATCCATGATGATGCCTATGTAACTAGTACATGGGGAACGCCAAGCATCTTTACATATGTAGAAGGAAAAAACAAAAAGATTGATGGTGGGGATGAATACTTTATATATGCAGATGAACATATACATGATTGGACAGAATCAGCGTTGAAAATCGTACAAGGGAAATAGTACAAAGTGCTTGATGCGGGAGGTAGCCATTGACTGAACAGGAATTAATAAGACAAATAACGACTATTGCAGCTAAAACAGCAATAGAAGAATATAGAAAGGAAATAAGTAGGAATGAAAAGGAAACGATAGATACTCTTAGACACAACACAATGAAGCTATTCAAACACTACAATAAGTTAAAGACTTATGTGGAGAATAGTATATCTGACTCCTCACAAGCCAAAGACTTATGGCTAGACAAGCTGTTAGGGGAGATGTTTGATGATGACAGTAAAGTGATGGTTAAGTCAATCATAAGAAGTAAGGAACAAACAGAACTTATGATGCGGCACATAGATAACATGATTGATATCTATGATGAGCGTTGTAAATGTCGTAGAGTGAATTATTGTGATTGCGTTAGACGATATTATATTAACGGCGAACAATTGAAAGACATTGGCAGTTCATTAGATCCTAATGTAGATGAACGAACAGTACAACGTTATATCAAAAGAGGATTGGAAGAGATGTCCATTCTTCTGTGGGGATTAACCGGGATTAAAAGTAAATTGTCGTAAAAGTGTCGTGGACGTGTCGTAATGATAAAGATATAATGATAGTGTAAGTAAATATGGAATGAAGAAGAAATAAAGGCACCCACAATAATTAGTGGGTGCTTTTTATGTGGAGATGCAAATGAAAAGAGCAAGGCATGAATGCAGGTATCCTGGATGTCATGAATTAACAACAGATAGATATTGTGAAAAGCATAAAGTTAAGCAAGATAATACAAGACTATCTGCACATGCTAGAGGATATACCTCTAAATGGGATAAAGCGAGGAAAGTATTTCTTGCGGAACATCCAACATGTGAATGCGCTGAATGCAAGGCATCAGGCAATCCATTGGCAGCGAATGTAGTGGATCATATCATTCCTCATAGAGGAGATATGAGATTGTTTTGGGATAGAAACAATTGGCAAGCTATGAATAAACGCTGTCATGATAAGAAAACAGCAAGAGAGAATGGCGGCTTTGGTAATATGGCTAAACGATAATGATAAATAGTGAGAATACCCCCCTGTTTAAAAATGTTTGGGCATTGAAAACCCAGACCGTGTGGCTCCTTTCTTCGTAAAAAGTTCGTGAAATAAACTATTTCCGAGAAACGAAAATTTTATAGGCAATGAAAAGAGGTGAAAAAGTAGTGGGCCGAAATGCGAAACCTATAGATTTAATAATGGCTGATGGGAATAAACGACATTTAACAAAAGCCGAAATTGAACATAGAAAAAACACAGAAATACGTTTTGGAAATGATAAATTAGTATGTCCAAAACATATAAAAAATAACAAAAATGCATATGCAAAATGGAAAGAATTAATACGTCTTTATAAAGATTTTAATTTTGTAGCATCCGGAGATATTGGGATGCTAGGCCGCTACTGTATGGCCTATAGTGAATACCTGGATTTAATTGAACGAAGAGCGATAATCAACCAATTATCAATTAATATTGAAGAACATTATTATATTGAAAAAGAGTTGAAAGATGCAGGAGTTCCTGAAAAACGAATTGAGAAGATGATAGAGAAGTACGAATTTATCTTATCAATAGGTGGACTCATTGCTCTTGATAAAGCAATCAATGCAAAGATGGATGCATTGGTTAAAATGGAAGATAGGTTATTCTTGAATCCATTGGCTAAAATTAAAAACGTACCTAAGAAACCACCAGAGGAAGAAAAAACAGAATTAGATCAGAATGGATTTGGTGATATATGACAATAAAGGAAGAGTTAATACAATATGCCAAAGACTGTATTAATGACACCAAGCATTGTTGCCAGAAACATAGATGGGCATGTGAAAGATTTCTGAGGGATATAAGCCGTGAAGGAACGGATGAATTCCCTTATATCTTTGATGATGCAAAAGCAGAGAGATTTTATAAATGGGCAAGTTTACATAAGCATACTAAAGGCGTGCTAGTAAATACGCCCATTATTTTTACACCAATACAGCGTTTTATATTTGGTAACATTTATGGATGGATTCATAAAGATACTGGGTATAGAAGATTTACCAAGGCGTATTGGCAAGTGGGAAGAAAAAATGCAAAATCTCAATCATTAGGTCTAGTTGGTGATTATGAATTAATGGCACTTGGTGAAGATAATTCGGAAGTTTATATTGGTGCGACTAAAACACTCCAGGCGAAAATCATTTACAATGAAGTAATAGCAATGCTTAAAAAATCGAGTGCTTTATTTAAAGGCAAGTGGAAAGAAGCATATAGTACGATTGTACATATTAAAAGTAATTCAATAATGCGTGCTTTATCTAAGGATGATGGGAAAACTGGTGATGGTTTAAATCCACAATGTGGACTGATTGATGAATATCATGCGCATCCAACAGATGAAATATTGGAAGTCATTAAGACAGGGATGATTGCACGGCGCCAACCTTTATTATTTATTATTACAACAGCTGGTAATAATTTAGGTGGGCCTTGCTATAGAATTGAATATCCATTAGTAAGTAAAATTCTAAATCCGGATATCGAATTTGATATTCCGGATTATTTTTGTATGGTTAATGAATTAGATCGAGATGAAGAAGGGAATCTGATTGATGACATAAACGATGAAGAGTGTTGGATAAAAGCCAATCCAATTGCAGCTACATATGAGGTAGGATTAAAAAATATCAGAAGTAATTATATGTCAGCGATAGAAAGCCCAGAAAAGATGGTGTCATTTATGACTAAGAATATGAATATATGGGTTAAACAATCAGCGCAGTCATATATTGATATGGCAAAATGGAAGGCACGAGGAAGATTAAATGAGGACTTTGAAAACGAATTAGGAATATCACTATATGGATATGATGCATATGTAGGTATTGACGTGTCAAAAACAATTGACCTTACAGCTGCTGGGATAGTAATCCCGGTAGATATTAATAACAGTAAGAAATTTATTACTTTAGCACACGGTTTTATACCAGAGGAAACAGTACAAACAAAAGAACGAACAGATAAAATTCCATATAGACTATGGAATGAAAGAGGATGGCTAACAATTACTCCAGGTGAAATTGTTGATTATCGATTTATGACTAAGTGGATTGAAGAAACATTAAATAAATATGGATTAAATATTAAAGATGTTTGTTATGATCCGTATAATGCTACTCACTATACCCAAGAATTAGAATCAAATAAAGGATGGGGAATTGTAGAAATCAGACAAGGTATTATTACATTGTCAGAACCCACAAAGTCGTTCAGAGCAGAAACATATCAAGGCAATATATTACACCCAACTAATGATTTATTAGATTGGGCAATTAGTAATGCTGTTACTAAAGTTGATGCTCAAGAAAATATTATGTTAGATAAAGCCAAAAGTACTGAACGAATTGACCCAATAGCAGCCGTAATAAATGCTTACACAAGGGCAAAAGTAGCGGCTGATGATGATTTAAGTATGTACATAATGAGTGATGAGTTTAGTCTATAGGAGTCGCAATGAAATACATAAAAATAATAGGAAGTATAATTGATGACCTGCTATTTACAATAGGGGCCATCTTTTTTTGCATCGGAGGATTTATGATCCATACGATAGTAGGCATATATAGTGTTGCGTTGGCCGCCTGTGTACTTGGATACATAATTGGAACGGCATACCATGTTGAAAGAAAAGGAACGAGGGATAGACCATATGGAGAATAGGAAAGGAGATATAACAATTGATACTAAGAAAGTTCATTGAAAAAAGGGATGGCTATATGCAACCTAATCATGTTGATGCGGATTCAATTATAGATTTCTTAGGAACATCAACAAATAAATTTATGCGGGTAAGTGATGTTATAAAAAACTCAAATGTATTTGCCTGTGTCAGCATCTTGGCAGATGATTTAGCAAAACTCCCAATCCATACATATTATGGAGATGGAGATAGAACAAAAGGGATGAAACATCCTGTAGCAGAATTGTTATATACAAGGCCTAACCATTTAATGAGTGCATTTACATTGAAACAAACATTACAAATGCATGTGGGATTGTATGGAAATGCCTTTGCATTTATTGACTGGGGAAATGATGGATTTCCCAAAGCAATATGGCCATTAGAACCATCATCTACTGTTCCATATTTGGATGTAAAAACTGGGCGATTAACATATCAAACACAAACATTACAAGGTGAAACAATTACATTACAACCATCTGATGTACTGCATTTTAAAACAATGGCTAGAGATGGCATTGTAGGTAAAGCACCATGGAGAACATTGGTTGATGAATTACGAGGGCAGAATTCAACGAAAGAATTTATCAGCAATTTCTACAAAAATGGAACACTAGTGTCCGGTGTATTGCAGACAGATTCAAAAATCAATCAAGAAGCAAAGGATAAGTTGAGGAAAGATTTTGCAAGCCGGTATGCAAGCCCAGATAATGCTGGTAAAACAGTTGTATTGGATATGGGGTTGAAATTTCAGACTATAGGGATGCAGCTTGATCAAGCACAATTTATTGAGACGCAAAAATTTGGGATTAATGAGGTGGCTAAAGTTTACCGGGTACCTCCTCATAAATTAGCACAACTAGATAGAGCAACCTATGCAAATGCGGAAGCAATGGGGCTTGAATATATCAAGTCAACACTGCTTCCTATTTTTATGCAATGGGAACAAGAAATTAATTACAAACTATTTACCAAAATAGAACGACAACAGTATTATATAAAGTTTAATGCTGATGCAGAGCTTAGAGGGGATAGTAAATCTAGGGCGGAATACTATACAAAAATGATTCAAGCTGGCGTATATACGCTAAATGAAGTACGAGCTATGGAAGAGCAAAAGCCTATAGATGATGGTATGGGTGATAAGCATTTTATATCTCTAAATTATACGACTACCGATAATTTGGAGAAATTACAACTGGCAAAAATTAAAGCTGGTGAAGACTTAACAGTGAAAGGAGGTGAGGGGAATGGACAAGGAACGGAGAACACTTCAGACCAAGATAGAAATCCGGAAGGTGGAGAATGATAACGGTGAGTTACCATATATCGAAGGTTATGCATTAAAGTTTGGGACCCGGTCAGAAAATATGGGTGGCTTTGTGGAAATGCTATCTAAAAACTGTTTGGATAAAACAGATATGAGTAATGTAGTTGCATTGTATAACCATAATGAAAGTTATCCATTGGCACGCAATACTGTGCCATCAGGGGCGGGGTCATTGGAACTTAAAGTAGATGATATTGGTCTATATTTTAAATCAATACCAACGGAAACCACATATGCAAAGGATTTAATTACAAATCTTGATGCAGGTGTTGTAGGTCAATGCTCATTTGCATTTACATTGGCTCAAAATGGTTCTGAATGGATATGGGATGAGGATGATCAAGTATACATTCGAACAATTACGGCAATCGAACGCTTATGGGATATTTCTATTGTTACGACACCGGCATATCCTGATACAGAAGCAGACACGGCAAAGCGTGATTTAGAAGAGTTCAAGAAGACTCAAAAGAATGAACTAGATGAAGTTCGAAAACGTAAATTAGCAATTGAATTAGAATTATTGGAGGGATAACCATGAACGAAAAAGAACGTGAATTACGCCAAAAGATGGCAGCAAAAAATGAAGAAATCCGTGGCCTAATGAATGAAGGCAAGTTGGATGATGCGGAGCAAGCAACAGAAGAATTGCGCCGCTTAAAACGTGAATTACAAGTAGAAATTACATTGGGAGAAAACAGTGTAGATACTGTACCACCAGAAGCACGTCAACATCAAAATCATGATAATGATATTGATGTAAATCAAATCATGGCTCGTGCTTTACGTGGCAATCAATTGTCTAAAGAAGAAAATGAAGTATTGGTGCGTGCTAGCACATTGAATGAAGGCACAGGTAAAGATGGTGGGTTTATTGTTCCTAAAGATGTACAAACCGCCATTAATGAATTGAAACGTACATTAAACCCATTGGATGAATTAGTACGTGTTGAAAAGGTTGCCACTATGAGTGGTGAGCGAACTTATGAAAAGCTTTCCACCATGACCGCATTCCCAAATGTAGCTGAACTAGCAAATATTGCAAATTTGGAAACTCCAGAATTCAATCGCATTGAATATAAAGTTCAAAAATATGCAGGCATTTTACCGATTTCTAGTGAACTATTAGCAGATACAGACCAAAACTTATTGAACTATTTGTATCGTTGGTTGGCTAAAAAGGATACGATTACACGTAATACAGAAATCGCTAAATTAATTAATACGCTTACGAAAAAACCAATTACAGGTATTGATGGGTTAAAAGACATTTTAAATGTTGACTTAGATCCAGCAATTGCATTGACTTCTATCATTTTAACTAACCAAGATGGGTATAACTACCTTGATAAATTGAAAGATACACAAGGTCATTATTTATTACAACCAAACCCATTAAATCCAACTGAAAAGATGTTAAGTGGTAAAGTGGTTAAAGTGGTAAGTAATAAGGTATTACCTACAGATACTAGCGGTAGCGGCAAAAATGCACCAGTTATTATTGGGGATTTAACAGAGACAATTACATTGTTTGACCGTGAAGCGATTACATTGTTAGGTACAAATATTGGTGGTAATGCATTTGTAACGGATGGTTACAATATCCGTGGTACACTTCGTTTTGATACAAAAATTGTAGATAATGAAGCAGCTGTATTTGGTCAATTGAAATTGGCATAAGGTAATTATTATGCAAAAGTTACTGGATGATGTAAAAGAATATTTACGGGTAGACAGTAATGATGAAAATACAGTAATTGAAAATTATATTGAAGCAGCAAAAACATATATAGAGAACGGCACAGGGAAAGCATTTGACGAAAAAAATAGTCAAATGCTTTTAGTCGTTAAGATGTTATGTGGGCATTGGTATGATAACCGAAATGTAGTAGGCGGTGGTGGTGAACTGCCGTTTACTATTACTTCATTATTACTGCAGATTGAACATAAGAAAGAGGGGTAACAAATGAAAGTAAGAGTATTACATCCAACAATCATTGATAGCCAATGGCTTCAAATTGATGACGTATTAGAAGTAGAAAATGAAAAAGCGCAACCATATGTAGAAACAGGTCTAATTGAAGTTATTGATGATGCGGAAATTACTCCACCGAATGCTAAAACTGGTGGTGAAAAAAATCCACCAGAAGGAAATCCAAATCCACCAAATGAGGATAATGATGGTGATGAAAACCCACCAGACGAAGATGGGGGTAAAGGTTCCGAGTCCGGAAAAGGTAAATAATTATGTTACGGATTGGATCTATGAAGAATCGTATAGAAATATTACGGCAGACCATAGAGCCGGATGGACAAGGTGGGTTTAAAAAAGAAAAACCACGTAGAATTGCTACGGTATGGGCCGCTATTTTAAAACCAAGATTTTGGGATGGTGATAGTGGGAAAGGCCCTACTACAGCAATTACACAAGGTATACAGATACGACCGTTAAAAGCAATTGATACTGATTGTATTATTAGGTACCGTAATACAAATTATGAAATATTAGACATAGAGTATAATACGGATTCTTATATATTGACATGTCAGGCAATCAAGAAACGGTAGGTAATTATGGCATTTGTAAAAGCTGATATATCTAATGCTACTTATAAAGCCATGCGAGATATTCACAATTATAATTCTGAAACACAAGAACGAATTAAAGAAGTAACTAGGAATAAAACGCATGAGGTATTAACTGTAGCAATTCAATTGGCACCTTATAGAACTGGTAAATTTAAAGGGACAATAAGGGAAGAAATTAAAACACATAGTCAAGGTATCTATGGACGGGTATTCACAAATTCACCGGTAGCACATTTAATTGAATTTGGTACAAAGGGGCATGTAGTAATGCCTAAAAAGAAAAAAGCATTAGCACCAGGAGCAGCCGGCTGGTATATGACTAATGCTACAATTCCTGCAATATCTGCAAAGCCATTTATGAAACCGGCTATGGATAAGGTCCGTCCAACGATTGAAGGTGCAATTAAGGTAGCAATAAAGAAATGAAGATAAAAACTATTCCATTTAATGCTGTACAAAAAGCATTTTATAAATTGTTGACAGAAGGACAGACGGCTCCTGTATATGATCGTATCCCTGCAGGGGATGAAGAAATGCCGTATATTTGGTTGGGTGAGTTTCATGGTGTACCTGTGGAAGATAATAAAACACATGCAGTACATAGAATTAGCCAGCAAATAGATATATGGAGCAATCAACCTGGTAAGAAAGAGGTTAATGAAATTCTAAATGATGTAGCTACATTAGTTAGACATTACCAATTACCACTTGAAGGGTTTAAACAGGTCGGTGATGCTCATATATCTTTATATCAGGCAATAGGGGAACGATACGAAGATAAGACTAGTGCTTATCACGGAATCATGATGATTGAGTACACAATTGAAGAAATTGATTAGGAGGTAATTAATATGGCATTAACACAAGAGCAAATTACAGCACTACCGGTGGCACCTAGTGATACAAAGGCGGTAGCTGGTAAAGATACATTATTGTATATTGCATCAAAACAAACACCATTAACATGGTTATTGGTTGGTGGTCAAAAGAACTCACCACTTAAAGAACAAGCAGACTCCTTGGATGGTTCTGATAAATCTAGTGGCGGTTGGAAAAAAGGCATCCCTGGTATGAAGTCCTGGAGCATCGAATATGATGGTCTATACGTGTTAAATGACAATGCAGTGGATATCTTGCGCTATTCATTCCGTGAAGGTAAAGCCGTGTATGTACGTGTAGAATATCCGGACGGTTCTTACAAACAAGGCTGGGCGAATACAACATCTTTTGAAGATAATAATGCTTCTGATGTAATTCAAACATTAAAGGTATCCTTGACAGGGTATGGTGCAATTAGCGATTTGATTGCGATTGGTGAAGTTAAAATTACATCTCCTACAGCTGCATTCTCTAAAGCAGCTGCAGCAGATAAAACTGTAGCAGTGACACCAACAGACATTACAATTCGTACTGTAACTGATGATACTGGTACTGTATTGGTATTCGGAAAGGACTACGAATTTGCAGAAGGTACCTTAACCTTGAAAAAAGAATACCTTAAAAATATGACAGTAGGTAATCATGTACTTGAAGCAAAATTTGCAGCAAAGACAATTCCTATCACAGTAAATGTAACAGCATAATTTTGTAATATAAAGGGCGGGATAAAACCCGCCCTATTTTATATAAGGAGATAAAAATGAAAGAACAGACTACATTGACCGTCAATGGGGAAAAATATGAATTATTGTATACACTTGGTATTATGCGTCAGATTGAACGAACATTAGGGTGTTCTTTGATTTCAATCCTAACAAGATTTGATGGCAATGCACAGGCACGAGTAGGCATTGATTTCATTATGGCGAACTTGCAATATGCGGTAGTTGGCGGCTTGTCGGAAGATAAAGCATATGATCTCATTGATAAATATTGTGCAGGTGAAGGCACATTGGATACGTTGGCAGGGTTCCTAATGATGGCATTATATAATACTGGTTTTTTTATCCCAAAGCTACCAGAAGAAGTGGAAGCACAGGTGGAGGAACAGAAAAAGAAGTAGCCTCCATTGAAGAATGGATTAGAACCGTAGAGCCAATAGCATATGGACCATTGCATCTATTGCCTGATGCTCTTGAAAATCTAACTATGAAAGAGTTCTATTTGTTACTTGATGGCCATTATGCCCGTAAAAAAGAAGAGGACTATAAGCAAGCATATTTCACATACTGGATGCTTGCTCCAAACTTAGGTAGAGAAAGCAAAATAACAGTAGATGATATTTTCAATCCATTACATCAAGATATGGTAAAGGATAAGGAAAGCGAAAAAGAGGAACTATTACGTACATTTAATTTATAAAGAAAGGAGGTGGAATGATGGGAACAACCATAGCAGATTTAGAGGTTAGGATAGGTGCGGATAGTAATCAGTTTAAACAAGAACTACAGAAGGTAGAAACGCAGGTAGGGAAAGCATTTAATGTAAACCCAATTAATGAGTTTTCTACAAGTGTAGATAGTGTAACAGGTCGTGTAGGTAGTTTGGTTAGTAAGTTTACAGCTATAGCAGGAATTATGGCCGGAGGATTTGGACTAACATCCATGATTGAAGGTTCTGTGAAAGCTGGCGAAGCAGTTTACCAATTATCTCAACGCTACCAGATCACAACTAAAGAAGCATCTGAAATGAACCGAATTCTAAAGATTACAGGTTCTGATGCGGATACAGCAGCTAAAACAATTATGCGATTGGATAAAGCTTTATCCGGAAATAGTAATGAGGGTAAGAAAGCGCAAGAAACACTAAAACTATTTGGCGTTTCATTAACTGATGCTAATGGTAAGATGTTACCAATTAATCAACAATTGGCGGAGTTAGCAAAAGGGTATAAAGCGGCTGCTGATGCGGGATATGGGCAGGAATATGTGATGAATACCCTTGGTGTTCGTGGACTTGCTTTAATTTCTGTATTGCAGAATTACAATGAAGCGGCGGAAGTTGCCAGTAAAGTCAAAGGAATCGGTCTAAATCCAGAAGAAATGCATAAAGCATCTCTTCAATTGAAAGAGATGGAATTGCAGTTTGGACAACTTAAACTAGCGAGCGGCGCAGCCATTACACCATTAGTAATGGAATTATTACCACAATTACTACCGTATTTGCAAGAATCGGCAGTATGGATTAATAAAAATAAAAATGAGATTGCAAGCACGGCTAAAACATTAGTTCAGATTGTAGCATTGTATGAAAGCATTAAGATTGCTAAAAAAGCAGCGGCGGCAGTTAATGCAGTAGTATCAACTGTGAAAAATTCGCAAAGCCCAATGGGGTTAGATACAGCTGAATTAACAAGAGCGCAAGAAGCACAGATTAATAAAGCACTTAGAGATAATGAACGTGTATATGCACAAATGCGAAGAGAAGCGATTAAAACAGCTAATCAACAAAAGTTATCTGCAGAAGAAACGAGTGCATTTTTAGCGCAGGAATTTAGCAAGATTAGTATTAAGGCAACGCAATCAGCAGAGCAAATTCGTGCGGCTATGACTCTTGGTTTTCAAAGTGTACGAGCAGAAGCGGCAGAAAGTTCAATTGCAGTTAATAGATCTATCTTATCTACAGGGGTAGCGGCAGAAGAATCAGCAAATCTACATGTAGCGTCTAATGTTCGTAAAGTAGAAAGTGATATGGCTGTAGTAGCTAGTCAAGGTAAAGTAGGTGTAGCTGCAACGGTTGCAGGCACAAAAGCTGTAGAAGCTAGTGCAACAGCAACAGCAGCGGCAACAGCAAATATTGAAAAGAATGCAGTGTTAGCAGCAAGCTATGAAGGTGTCGGTGTAAGAGCCACAACGGCAGGAGCGGTAGCAGTTAGTGCAGCAGGCAGAGCTATGGGAGCTGTTACAACATTAACACGAGCAGTGTGGGCTCTTGCTGGTGGATGGTTAGGTGTAGCGGCAGCCGTAGGATTTGCACTATATTCTATGGGACAAGCCAATAAAGCAGAAGCAGAATTTCAACACGCCAATGAAGTAACCTTGATGGATAAGGGAAAGAAATATCATCTTGCAAAAAATAGAGATGGTAAAGTCGTTTTTGCTAATGATAGTGCCGGTTATGTAGAAGTACCTGAGCGATTAAGAAATAAATATGAATCTTATGTATCAGCACAAAAAAAGGCTAGTGCAGATGCGGCATTAGGTGAGATTAAAGCAGAACAAGCTAAAATGCAAGCTGAGTTAGCTACACAAATGCAAAACATATCGAATATTGGAGATTCTATAAGTAAAACATCTACCACTACGACTCATAAAGATACTTCAAGTGCAGCAGAAACTGTTAGGTTCATGATTAATCAAGGTATTGATCCACGAATAGCATTTGGTATGGCTGGTGGAAATATGCAGGAATCAGCAGGAAACACAAAAAACTTAGATCCTGTAATAGAATCACAAGATGGATTTCGTGCACTTGGAATACAGCAATGGCAAGAAAGCAGAAAACAAGATTTATTTGATTTTGCAGCACGAAATTATTCGGACCCCCTTGATATTCATACACAACAAGCATTCCAAGTATATGAGATGTTATATGGGAATGAAAGACAGAGTTATAAAGATGCATTAGCAGAACTTGGAAATAGTCAAGATGTAGGATTAGCAGCTAAGTTAGTTGATAAATATATTACACGTTCCGTTGGAACTGATGCGGTAAGAAATCAAAAAGCGGCCAATGCACGACTACTATATAATGACATGAAAGGCGAAGGCGGTCTTACTGGGGCTGATATATTACGCCGTCAAAAATCAATTGATGATGCAAAAAAGGATTTAAAGAATTTAGAAGGTGAATTAAAGCAAAGTATCACTGGAGAAATTGGTACATCTTATGAAAGTGAAATTCAAAAGATTGAGGAGGATGTACGAAAAAAATCAGAAGCAATCAAGAAGATTAAAGATGTCAGCGATACAATTGATACCTCAAATGCTGAAAAGCTATTAGATCAGTTTAAAACTGTTGAAGTAGATAAAGTAAATAAAAAGCTACAGGAGCAACGGGATAAATTAAAGCTGGATACAGCCAAAACTAATGCAGAAATCTTAGGAAACTATAAAGATTTAGCTGAACAACAGTTTATTGTATCTAAAAATGAACTAGATAGAGAGCGAGAGGAACGCCTAAAATCAGTTGCAAAACAAAAGGATGATGCGGAAGCTAAAGCACAGGTTGAGGAATGGTACACAGCCAAATATAAAGCCTTAGTAACAGAACGTGAAACGGCAGAACGTGAGTCATATGATAAAGCTGTTAAATTAGCAATTAGCCGACATGATACAAATAGACTCCAACAATTAACAAGTTCAAAAGATGCAAAACAATATAGGGATTGGGAAGGCGATACCGCCAAACTACAGACATTCTATAAACTTTGGGAACAAGGTAATATGTCGATGTCAGCTGCCACAGCAGAAGCAGCTGAATCATTTGCTAGTGGATTATCTTCTATCTTTTCAAATCTAGCAACAGATATTACAAGCGTAAAAGATTTAACACAAAATATGGGTAAATTAATTCTTAGTACAGTAGTCAATATCATTGCTAAAATAGCGGCTGCAAGATTAGCGGCAGCATTGTTAGGACAGTCATTGGGGGGAGGGACTCCAAGTATTGCTAGTGGTGGTAATGTACAAAAATTAACAATGCAAGGATTTGTAAATAGTGCCATTGCTAGAATGCCTAATATGCCCACATATAAGTTTGCAAGTGGCGGTGTAATTACTGCTCCAGTAATGTCATTAATGGGTGAAGGTAAAGATAATGAGGCTGTATTACCTTTAAACCAAAATACATTTGCTAGTCTTGGGCGTAATATTGCGAACACCATAGGCGGGGGACCGGTTATGGTGAATGTAAATAATTACACAAACAGCAAGGTTACAGTTACGGAAGAAACTTCAACTGGTGATATAAAAACACAAATTGTAAATATTGTGATTGAAGAGATCGCTAGTAACCGAAATGGAAGCCAAGATATTTTGAAACAATTAATAGGAGGTAGGCGATAATGTATGTGTTTCCTACAGATATTCCGGAGCCGATTATTCCGGCCGCATCGAATTCCGGAAGTACTTATACGGAAGTACTAACAGATAGTACAATCACATCCACTACGGATGCCAACTATAAAATAACACGGCCAAGAACTACAAGGGTGATTGGAAACTGGACATATACATGGCTAGGACTTAGCGATGAAAACTATGAAAAGTTAAAAGCATTCTGGAAGAAAGTTAGAACATCCGAGGAGTTTGAGTTTAAAAACTATACGGATGGGAAAACATACAGATGTAGATTTGTAGATAAGTTTAGTTTCCGATTAGATTATCCAATTGGATGGTATGGATCATTACAGTTTGAGGAGGTGTAACAAATGCTAAGATGGCCTGCTACGGCAATTATTGAAAAGAATAAATTAGCAAGTGATGCCCCTTTCTTGGTATTGGTTAAAATGGTCCATTCAGAATTAACAGAGCCTATATGCTTGGTTAGAAATACAGAAAGTATTACATGGGATGGGCAAGAATGGCAAGCATATCCTATGAATTTTGACATCAATACAATTGATGGGCAAACAGAACCTAAGTTAAGTTGGACTGTATCTAACTGTGCAGGAACATTGCAACAGTATATACAAAAATTCAAAGGGTTCACGGATGCTGAGGTAACAATATATGTTGTACATGCGAATATGCTAGACAATACAGAGCCGTTACAAGCTTTTGAATTTACTGTTACAACGACTCAATACGATGAGGAGTGGGTAACATTTATACTAGGTGCATCACCGGAAACAGTAGTTAAATTTCCAACCCATATTTATATGGCGCATTATTGTCCTTATAGATTTAAGTCGGTTAGATGTGGATATGCAGGAGGTAAAGAGCCATGCAATAATACACTGGAAACATGTAGAATTCCATCACGATTTGGGGGAGAGGAAGGTATGAATGGAAACAATGTTTAATTATGATGATCTAATAGGCATTCCATTTGTAGATGGGGGCCGAGATATAACGGGATTAGATTGTTGGGGCCTTGCGTTGGAATTATTTAAACGACAAGGCTATATTATTCATGATTATTCTATATCTTCGGAAGAGGCACATGTAATATCAGATACTATGCAACATGATTTAAATGAGATGTGGCAAAAAATAGAAGAGCCTAAAATAGGATGCTTGGTGATTATTCGACTAGCAGAAAATGAATGGGCGAACCATTGCGGCGTTTATATTGGCAATGGTCATTTTATTCATGCATATTGTCATGAGACAGGTGTAGTAATTGATAGAGTTCGTAAATGGAAGTCAAGAATACTAGGTTTCTATATTCCAACAGAAAGGGCATTATATAATGATTGAAATTGTTGAAATAAAGAATCCGTTTGAACCGAATAAAAAGGAACGAAAAAAGGTAGAGTGTACAGATGGTACACTCTATTCTTATTTAGATCCAATAGATAAAGATGTGTATCTAAATGGAATACTTGTATTGGACCCTGTAAATTGTTTTCCACAAGATGGAAATCAAATTGTAGTAACCCCACATATTGGTAAAAGTATAAAAGGGATACTTGGCATGGTGGCCATGTTAGCCTTAGCAGTCTATGCACCTGTATTGGCTGCAAAATGGCTACCGGCAACAGCTAGTAAATTAGCAATTGGACTCATGACAGGGGCCATTACAATGGTTGGCGGTAAGCTGATAAATAGCATGCTCCGATTAAACCAGATAGGTAGTACATCAGAAAATTCACAAAGTACATCTTATGGATGGTCATTGCCAAGCGTACAGACATATGAAGGTGGTGTGATTGCAGAAACATATGGTGAATGTATTCCAACCCCTCAATTATTAATGTGTCATGTAGAGACAACAAATACAGATGACCAGGATAAAAATGTACAATATTTGAATTTATTGTATTGTGGCGGATGGGGTCCTGTGGATAGTATTAGTAATATCCGCATTGGGACAACACCTATAGAAAACTTTACGGATGTTCAGATTGAAACAAGGTTAGGCGAAAATAATCAAGAGCCGATATCATTCTTTCCAACTACTGTATTAGACCAATCAATAGGTCTTGAGTGTGCTGAAAATAAACCATTAATCAGAACAACAGATACTAAGAAAGCTAAGAAGTTAGAAGTAACAGTTGAATTTCCTAATGGATTATACAAGGTAAATGATAGCGGCGATTATGATAAGAATACAGCCGAGTTTCAAATCATGTATAGGAAAACAGGCACAACAGAATGGAAAGATTTTGGCGGCGATGATAGTAATCATATTGTTAAATCAAACGGAAGATTATCCAATATAGTTACAAATGTAAAATCCATAGGTAATGCAGCACCGCTAGAGGTATGGACATTAGTAGCAAAAAAGGATAAAGATACTCTAAGTGTAACTGGTAGTATAAGTGGCAAGAAAAAAGAGGCTAGGTATGGTGAACATTATGATAATGGCATAATATCTTTTGACTTAAAGAAACGAGAAATCTTTATGAAAAAAGAGGGAACCATAACCATTACTGTTCAGAAGTCTACGTTTAGCCTTACAAAAGCAACTAGCCAAGCTGTGCGTAGATCATATCAATTTGAAATGCCTGAGGCAGGACAATATGATATTAAGGTTGTAGGTACTAAGTTACCAACGACAACAAGAGCAACAGCTTATATGACATGGTCAACGCTATCAAGCTTTATTATGGATAGTGCATACAGTAGACCAGGCAAGGTGTTAATTGGATTACGCATTAAGGCAACTAACCAACTATCCGGAGGTATTCCAAATGTCAACTGGAGACAAATTAGAAATACAGTACATGTATTTGATTGGGATACAGGAACATATGTTGAAAAAGATGCAAAGAACCCAATATGGGCTGCATATGATATGTTACATAACTGTAAGCGTTTGTATAACATCAATACAAATGTTGAAGAATATGTAGTTGAAGGTGTACCGGCTAACAATTTCAAACAGTATTGGGATGAATGGAAAAGTGCGGCGACTTATGCAGATGAAGAAGTATCTATGATTAGTGGAGAAAAAGAACGAAGGTTCAGATTTGATGCGGTAATGGATACAACCCAGACACGATGGGAAGCGGCACAAAAGGCAGCAACATCCGGACGAGCTACAATATTAAGGCATGGGACACAATATGGCATAGTGGTGGATAGACCAAGTAACATTGTACAGGTATTTGGAGAGGGGCAAATAGTAAAGTCATCCTTTAAAGGTGAATACTCATCTAGGGATGATAGGGCTCGTTCAGTAGAAATTACGTACAATGATACAGATAATGACTACAAAAATACTGTATTTATGGTGCGAAGTCCAAACTATGCAAACAATTTAAAGAAGAATGATAATACAGCTAAATTGTCATTGTTTGGTGTAACAAGGCGTTCACAAGCATACAGAGAAGGAATGTATCTAATGGCCACAAATGAGCGACAGTTACAGACTGTTACATTTGGTACAGATATAGGCGGTATGGTGTGTGAATATGGCGATGTTATAGGTATCAATCATGCGGTTCCTCAATTTGGAGATGCTAGCGGTCGTATTATAAAAGCAGAAGGTAATACAGTCGTATTGGATAAATTTGTTGTATTGAAACCAAATAAAAATCATAGCATTATGATTCGGTTAGAAGATGACAGTATTATTACAAAGCAAATCCAAGCAGTAACAGAGGAAACGAATACAGATACAATTACTGTAACTGGGGAATTCTCACAACAAGAATTACCTAAACGATATGATCCATATATGCTCGGTGAAGCAAATAAGGAAGTCAAACCATTTAGGATTACCAAAATTACAAAAAATGGAGATAACCAGGTAACAATAACAGCTACAGAATATGATGCGGCTGTATATGAACTTGATTATAGCCGGTATTCTGTAATTGATTATGCCAAGGTAGAAAAAGAATTATCAGTAAAGGATATTAAGCTAACTAAGATTGTAAATACGTTAAAAGATGGAACTGTATTATGTGATATTAAGGTTGATTGGGTGTTACCAATTAGTAATCAATGTAAACAAGTACAGGTATATTACAAACGTACAAACGAAGAAACATATACATTACTGAATACATTCAGTGGAAATGAAACATCTGCAGTCATTAGATCCGTACTTACAACACAAAATTATATGGTTCGCATTATATGCTTAAATGATTTAGGAATTGCAGGTCCTGGCATAGAAAAGACCATATATATTGCTGGAAAGGAAACAGCACCAGCGGTGGTAAAACAATTTACGGTAGTACAGGATTCTATAAATAGTAGCATACTACATTTGCAATGGGCGCCAAATCAAGAGCCGGATATATATGGATACCGTTTATATGATGACACAGGGAAAGAACTTGTAAATTATATAGGATCCACAAATTATACGTTCTTTGCAACAGAAAGCAAGACATATACATTTGGGATTAAAGCCATTAATACGTCTGGGATTGAATCTGAAACTGCTACAAAGGTAAGTATTCAAATCACAATTACAGAAGGAAGTATAGCAGTTCCTGATAAAGTTAATTCAGCAAGTATTGAATTAACAAAAGAAGGTGTATTACTTGAATGGACTCCAATCACAAATACTTATATTGATTTCTATGAAGTTAGAAGTAATAGTAATACAGGTGATTTACAAGGCTTGATTGTAAAATCAAATTCTATTAGAGAGATAATACAACTTAAAAATAGAAAAGGAGACCTATTAATTTATGGCCATAATCCGGTAAAAGGATATGGGACAGGGTTAAATGTATCCTATGATTTCCAAAAGCTAGAAGCACCAATAGTAACATCTGTAAACATGATCAAAGGATTTGCCTTATTAGTATCAAATATGCCAAGTACTGCTAATAGTATTCGGTTTTATATTGTAGGTTCTGCAAAGACAGATATTCTTAATTCCACAGGGAATACGATAACTTACACTGGTGATGCGGATATTTATCGTGTAAAAGCAGCATTTATTGATGCTATAGGTGAAGGAATTGTATCCAATGAATTATTAGTTACTATCTCAGCAACAATAGATCCTGCATTATTAGATAAAGAAAGTTTAGGATTGAAAGAATTTGATAAGCGTGTTAACGAACTAAGTGAAGAATTCAATAAAGTTTCTCACGAATATAGTACTAAAGTTCAAAACCTTGCTGAAGATGTAGAAAGCCGTTTTACGCAGCTTGATAAAGGTATTGAACTTAAAGTTACAAAGGGTCTTAAAGCACTTGATGGAGGGGCTATCCTTTCAAGAATAAACCTTTATGAAGGTGGCGTTAAGATTGATGGTAAATTAATTCATATTACTGGTGACACGCTCATAGATGGAAATATCATCACAAATAGGATGATACAGGCGAATTCAATAACTGCCGATAAATTGAAAGTGGATAGTTTATCTGCTCTATCTGCATATATAGGTGGCACACTTCGAGGTGGTAAGCTAATTGGCACAGAAATCCAAAATGAAAGCGGGTCATTTAAAGTTGACTCAAATGGTAACATTACGGGTTCCCATATCAATGGAGGATTAATTACCGGCGCAACAATTCGAGGTGTTAACATTGAGGGCCAGTCTATATACAATGCTGGATACAAGGTAAAGAGCCTTGATGTGAGAACGTATGAAGTTGCTCACGGGGATTATACGCCAATACCTGACGGATATAGTGAGGGTCAATGCGTATTTGTGCCGATTTCGTACAAAATAATTAGTAATGGTAAAGTTGGTGGGCGAGAGGGCCCAAATCTTGATTATTACGAAAGTAATTCGCCTAACTTTCCTATATATACTTTTGATGGAAGTAAGGTTGGGTTAATGGGCACTCGTAGAGCATACGCTGCTAGGACATTTTCTAATGACACAAAAAGAAATTTAAAGACAGGGTGGATATATGTATTGGTAATTGCTAGACAATAATAAACGGAGGTGCGTATATGGAAGAATATGATTTTGATTTACATGTAGGGCAGGACTACGGACTGACCTACATTATCGAGGGCGGCGGTTCATATAATGGGTATACAGCTATTATGAAAATCAGGCGAAAGCCTGACACAAATGAGGTGTTATCCGTTAATGGTGTGATAGAGAATAACCGTATCACATTCCGTATTAATGGCAATGATACAGTTAGTAAGGTAGATGCTAAAGGAATCCACCAATATGATGCATTCATTTACAACAATGATCATAGCTTAAAATTAGGGTTTGGCGAAGTTAATATCATTCAAGATATTGCACGTCATTAATGAAAGGGGATTATATCATGGCAGAAGAGCTAAATATTAATATAAAAGGTCTTAATTTACCACCAATTAAATTGGAAGGTGCGGCAGGTAAAAGCGCCTATGAATTATGGATAGAATCCGGAAATTCCGGTACACGTGAGGACTTCTTAAATAGTTTAAAAGGACAAGATGGCCGTAATGGGGATGATGGGTTGCCTGGTAAAGATGCAACGGCTGATGGTGCCTATGAAATGCTTTTAGGCCTAAATGTATATTGCGAAAACGCAACTCCAAATGAAGTCCTGAAAGGTCTTATCCGTGGTTTAGGCGATGTCATTAAAAAGCAACCTAAACCATTTAACTTCAAACGACCTACACAAGGGCAAACCTATATCAGTGTATCTGGCACACCATACTTCAGAGCAGCATTGCTTGGACGAGGATTTGCCGCAGCAATTAGCCTTGACGAAAATGGTGTTGCCCAAATTCCTTTAGATGAACCATTTAACACTAAAGATGTTGAGCTAGAGTACTTCAACATGCTTGGTAGCATTGTAGGGACGTATCGTGTATCTGGCTATGCATCTGGTGAAGTTACAGGTCCAGATTTTGGAGCATTTGTTAAGGATGTTCCGCTGACTACTTCTGTATATGGTGCTACTGTTGCGGGCACTGGTAAAGTGTATGAAAAAGGAGTTAAAGTTATTCCGACTACTTTAGAAACAACTAATAAGTTCAGCTTAGAGGATATGTTCAAAAGCATGATAGAAAGAGTTTGTGAATATAAAAAAGTTGAATTTGTAGAACTTGATTTAACACAATTACCAAACAATCCTGCTAAAGGTGGTAACTTCCCAGAAGTGTGCGAGAAGTTGAGTGAATTAGTTGATATTGGTAACAATACAATTGTTAAAATTAATCGCGGACAGGTAATTACCGTGTCGGGGGATCCTATGACGCCAAATAAAACAGGCGAGGCAACTTCTATCAAGTTTACAGGTGTTGGTAATAAGAAAATTAAATTCAACGGTTCTGAACTTATTACTATGGAACGAGATGCTAAATACGAATATGTATTTGCTACCGATACTATTAATAAAGTAGGTTAATTGTTCTATATAGTATAAGAAAGGAGACCGTGAATGGACGAAATCAGAATACTTCTGATGGATGCAGGAATTCCGCCCTACTTTGCGGATATTGGTTTCTGGGTGACCCTCTTGGGGGTCATCTGGGCAGCGCTTAGGGGTTCGTTTAGGGCGATGGTGTGGTTTCTTGAACATACATCGATAGCAGAGGTGAAACGTCAACTTGATGATCATGTAGGGCTCAAGTTATCTAAGCAAAGGGAATATTATGATGATCGCATGACAGATGCTATTAATAGCATTGGTAAATTAACGGAAAGCAATCAAGATATTCTAAGGCAACTGGTGAAATTGGAGGAACGAGATGATGCTATATTTCACCGCTTGGATGCATTGGAAACCACAACGCAAACACTAAATACGGAATTAATGCACATACAATTAATCAACAATATCCCAATTAAAAGGGGAATCACCATCCCAAATGACGGAGGTGAAAGCCTTGGATAAGATGAAAGTAATTAATAAAGTAAAAACAATATATAGCTCAATCCGAATCGCTAATATTCATCCTACTTTAGTATGGGGGGCAAGAGTAATTATTCTTGTCATGCTAACACCAATTATATTGGCAACCATGGCTTATGCGATTTCATTTTATTTAGGTGAAATATCTAGTGCAAACGATAAGATCATAACAATGGGAGCATTCTTAATTGACCATATGTTTGGGGCTCCGGGCGTGATTGTATCACTCACAGGATTATTATGGCTTAGCGTTGATAGGGATAATAATGGTATCCCAGATAAGTTAGAAGAACCGCCAAAAACGCCAATTAATACCGTGATAAATGAAAGGAGTGATTATAATGCACCTCGTTAGTCTTACTGACTTAAACGATTATTGCCGTAGAGCTTTAGGCCGGATCAATAAAATCTATTTGCATTGGACGGCAGGTAGATACAATCAACAATTTGATGACTACCATATTAACATCGATAGGGATGGGAATATTTACATTGATGGCGAATTAACAGACCATAAAAACCACACCTATATGCGCAATGGTTTTGCAGTAGGTATTGCTTTAGACTGTGCTTATGGTGCTCAATGGACTGATAACCTTGGCGAATATGCTCCTACAGATGCGCAGATTGAAACATTGGCACAGGTTGTAGCTTTGTTATGTGTAGACCTTGGTATCCCATGTGATATCGATCATGTCTTAACACATGCGGAGGCAGCCGATAACATGGACGGTTATTATGCTCACGAGCCATACGGACCTACCACAACATGTGAACGATGGGACTTATGGGCAGTACATGAGGGCGATACTCCTGGTTCCGGAGGAGATGTAATTCGTGGTAAAGCTAAATATTATGCCCAAGAATGGGGTAGTGTGATTTAGGAGGTATTATGAATGATAAAATCAAATCCTATTTACAAACTATTTATAGTTATCGTTGGCTGTGTATTATTGCTGGTATTGTCATCTTGCTCACCTGTGTTTGGCTCTACGCCAACAAATCAAGTAATATTGACACGACAGGAATACAACGTGCTACAACAGAAGTTGATAACGCTAGACAATACAATCGACGAGCAGTTGAGGATAATCGACGAGCTAGAGCAGCAATTGAACGTAGCCAAGATGTCAACGACAGAATCGAAAGAACAATTACTCGAATCGATGAATCTAATCAAAGAACAGAGGGCGCAATTAATCGAAGCCAAGAATTCATTAGAGCAGCAAGAACGAACGCTGACAATGCAAAGCGAATCATTAGCGAAAGTCAACGCATACTTAGAGATGCAGACTCGCGAACTCCAGAAAGTAAAGATGCAACAACGGAATAGTAAGTTGCTTAATATCCTATTAGGCGGAGCTGTTGTATACCTAGCGGCCAAGAATTGAGGTGATCCAAACATCTCCCTACCATACGAGGGCGGACGTATGGATTGACAGTAATAATGCAAAAGACCTTACTGGGAATATGTCCTGGTAAGGTCTTTTTTTGTTTACAAATAGCCGTTGCATACGATTTAAAAATATGATGTAATTAGGGTAATAATAGGAGGTGGGAGTAATGCTGAAAGTATTTAACAAGGACCCACATTTTATGAGGGACGCAGTAATCGTAGATAACTACGCAGCTGCATGGGATATAATATGCTCCATGCAACAGAGGCTAGGGCAAGGCATACTTCTAGTTAGCAGAGAGACATGGGATGAACTTGGCTTATCGGAGTGTTTCCCAAATTTTGATTGGGAGGAAGGTGTGAAGGCGGTCTATATAAATAGTGATAAAACACTAATAACTCATGCTCCGGAAAAATATAATCGAGCTAACGTATTAAAGCTAATTAAATTTTTTGGAATTCACTATTCTATTCGAGAAATAGATGACTAAGTACTTTAAATCCACTTAAACTTAAAAGGGTTATCATTGTTGATATATTCTACTTTGATAGCCCTTTATTTTTTTATCTATAAAATATAAATATATAGTTAATTTTTGTGTGGTATAATAAAGAAAAGTGTTAGGTTGTGGAGGATTTGAAATGAGTATTACAGGAGCAGAAGCTACTTCAAGAGGACATAAAGTAACAACTGTTTATGATGTGGCAAAATATATTATAGATAATTGGGGCCCCATGTCTGCTATGAAGTTACAAAAATTAGTTTTTTATTCACAAGCTATGGCAATGGTATGGGACGATGTACCACTATTTAGTGATGATTTTGAAGCATGGGCAAAGGGACCTGTATGTCATAATTTGTTTAATGCTCATAAGGGGATGTTCATGCTTAATGATAGTTTGTTTTTAGACCGTTATAATCCAGATATTGATAATATATCAAGTGATCATAAAGAAACAATTCAAGCAGTGATGAATAGTTTGGCAGACTTATCACCATTTGAATTGAGTGAAATGACTCATCGTGAAGCTCCATGGCTAAATGCTAGGGGAGACATCCCTCCAGGTGCATTTTGCGATAATGTAATTAAGAAAGAGGATATGTTAAATTTTTATCAAGAAAATTGGTGATTTTTAAAAAATGAAAAGACCAAGAAGGCATATTGATAGAATAGTAAAACCAAATAATACCAAGCGTAATTATGATTCAGAGTACTTTAAATGGTGTTTTAAATCTTGTTTCCATACACATGCTACATGGGAATCGATGGGGGCCTGTGAATTAATTAATGAAATTATTTCAAAATTAGAAGATTATGAAACACAGATTTGGAGCCAAGTAAAAAATGCTTCTGGAGGTAAGACAAGAGGGTCAAACAACCATTCCATTTCAGCTAGTGAACTGCCAAAAGAGCTAAAAAAAGAATATATTAAATCAAAATATATGGAGAAATTTGATAAAGTTTTTTCTTTAAGATTAACAGGAAAAAAGCGATTGATAGGATATGTAAATCAAGGCGTATTTTATGTATTATGGTATGATCCCAATCATCAAATATTTCCATGTTCTGCATGAGTTGCCCCTATAGTGCCCCTTTATATTATCGTTATGTAGCTAAAGTATCACTATGACTGGCATTATAAAATTGATACCCTCAATCCGCACCAAGCCAATAAAATAAGGGCTTACAGGTAATTCTGTAAGCCCTTATTTTTGTTTGACATCATAAAGTTTTATGGGGTCTGACATCATTTTGACATCAGAATATTTTAGAGATGCGTTCCACGATGTCATCTTCCATTTTAGGAGTAACGTGAGAGTAAGTATCCATTGTTTCTTGAAATGAAGCATGCCCTAGACGTTCTTGTATGGCTTTCATATTTGCCCCATTTTCGATGAGAAGGGTGGCGTGGGTATGTCTGTTCCATGCATTGTAAAAGAGGGCCTGCCGATTAAATTAGCGTATTTCTTGCATAACTTGCTAACTTCATCAGGGCAGCGAGGATTACCTTTAATGCCAGGAAATACTAGATTATTATTAATCCAGTTCATCGTCTTGATTCTGCGCTTATCTATGACTATTTTATGCTTCATAAGTTCTTGGAGCGTTTCTGCATCAATGACTATCATCCGTTTGGATGATGTAGTCTTAGTCGTATTTGATATAACTGCAGTGGATCCGATTTTGAGTGCTGTTTGTGAGATGGATATGGTCGATTTCTTAAAGTTGATATCAGACCATCTTAGGCCTAATAATTCAGAGCGTCGCATACCAGTTGCAAATGCTAATTTAAACAATGCATGATGCTCAGAATTAGATATATTAGATAAGAACCTTTTAACTTCATCTGTAGACAACGTTACCATATGGCGGACTTTAACCTGCTTTGGCCTATCTAGGTTACGCATATAATTTTTGGGGATGATATCATCCTTTACAGCTTGTTCTAATATCGAGCTCAGTATTGTCATGGTGTAGGATATAGTTCGAGAAGATAAACCATCCATAGATTCAAATACATATCTTAGCGTGTTTGGTTTAATTTCTGCCAGCTTTACGCCACCTATTTTGTGTCTAATATAACGATTAATGATGCCAGTATAACTTTGATAGGTAGCTGGTGTTATGCTCTTTTCTTTTAGCTGTAGCCAAATATTAATCCAATGATCTAATGTTATTGTGCCATCAAAATTTGCGCATGATTGATTAGCATTTACGTATTTTTCCATAGCTTCCGTAGCAGCTTTCTTTGTGCTGACATAAAAGTATTTTCGCTTACCATTTATCATCTTCGATACCTGGTAGCGGCCATCGGCTCGTTTTTTAGCCATAAAAATAACCTCCTAGGCATGGTAAATACGCCGTAGAGGTGATATAATCAAATAAGTGAAGGCTATATCATCGTCTAAAGCGTTGAAGTAGTCATTACCCCTATCTTAGTTTGACGACAAGATAGGGGCATTTTTTATCTAGATTGCTTTAATGGCTTCAATTAATGCATTTCTGTTCCAGTTTACAATTTTGTTAGCAGCATCTTGCACTTGGAATGGGAGATTTACATTCCCGCGTGGTTTGATAGCAATGATTTTTTTATTCATTCTTTTTGATTCGTCAATTTCGTACTTGATCCAATCGCTGTGATTAGTGTACATGCCTGCAATTATGATAACGATGTTGGCATGCTTCATTTGCTCTGTTAATGCTGATTTTAATTTACTTGTATTTCCTGCATCTAATGGGTCATGTTCTGGTACACTATAATTATGGTATACTATAGATGAATGATTTAGCCAATCAATTATCGTATAGTAATCATCATTGTATTTCCAAGCATGACTAATAAAAATGTGCTTTCTTTCTGTGTTGAAAAACATACATACACGTCCTTTCAGAAATGGAGAATAAAAGATGAAGCAAAAATTTATGAAAAAGCCAATAGTTATAGAGGCTTTTCAAACCGATAAAGAACTTATTATTCAAACGTTAGAAGGTCCAATGAAGGCATCAGTTGGGGATTGGATAATTACAGGTGTACGAGGCGAACAATACCCTTGCAAACCTGATGTATTTGAACGTACATATCAGCCTGTATCCGGCGATACAGAGCTCACTTCTTACCTGTAGAACCACTATTCATATTGGCCCAGTTTATATTTTCGTGTGAAATAATTGATTCGCATCGTTCGACTAACAATATAAATCGGTCATCATCTAATAATTCTTTATATACACCTGCTTTATTTAAGTAGGTGTATTTTTCATTTTTTAGTAACTCAGAGGTTTTTCTATACTCAATCCAGTTTTCATGAAAATTGTGCAAACCATGTAAAGCTACCACAATAACAATGCCTGCAGACGATGTTGCGATTATATATTTTATGAGTTCGCAAGCTGTGATTGCTGGTGTCAATACGGCGATTATTCCGCCAAGTGCCATTTCAGCCCATTTACACCTTTTAAATCTACTTTGGTTGGAACTACTTTTTTTATCGTACCATTCAATCTGATTATCTAAGCGTTCATTTATATATGCGTCTATTTCACATTGTGTCGCCATGATACCTCCTAACGTGCAATCAAACATTAAAATGGTGGTAGAAATCTATATTCTCCAATTCGGCATCATCAATACATGTTCGACGGACCATTTGCTCAACTAGATTAACGTGTTGATCTAAATAGAAGTCATCGTTAATAATGTGCATTAATTCGTGCTTAATTTCCTCCCTCATACGATCATGAGGGAGGTTTTTGTTTATATAGATGTTATGGACATCCTCACATTCCTCTGTCACAGCATTTGCATGTGGCAAGTCGCAGTAAATCAAATTTACAACCAATATAACACTCTCCCTTGTGTGGTTATAAAGCTTTTGTCAAATATTAATCGTTCTAAAAATAATTAATGGAATTACTTTTGTAGTAGAAGCCGCAAAGAAGTTTTTAAGTGTATCGGAATACGTATCGACTAATCCTTCAACTGTAGATTCTGTATCTGGGTCTGAACTTAGTTGAGGCATGGTTGTATCAAACATTCCTATTACCACCCAATTACCAGGTAAAGTTGTGCCGTAATTTTTTAGAATGCTGCCCATAGGTATTTTTAAGTACTCTTCAATTATTGTGCCGGATACTTTAGAACCATCTGAGGTAGTGATAGATAAATCTATCGTACTTGGTGATGCTTTTATTAAATCTGACATAGCATTTATATTATTTTTAGCTTCTTTCGCCGTTACACCAAATACTGTTTCATGTGTAAATATAACAGGTACAAGTTCGGTAAAAATAGATAGATTTCTAATCACAACTCTGCCTGTAACGAAGCCAAGTTTTGCCTCGTTGCTTTCGTTTAGGTTTATTTCGTCATACTCTAAGATATTAATTAAGTCTATTACTTGTTTATGGAATGGATCGTAGTTCTCTGTAGATGAGATAGTATTATCTATTTGTTCTTTTGCGCCTATAGAGGCTTTTAAAATCTTGATATTGGCTTCTACGCCTGCATTAGAAGAAGAACCCTGCAAAGTAGCATTTGTTTTGCTAACACTTCGCAGGGTTCCATTTTTTATTTGAGATATAAATGAATCGACACGTTCGGAGTCGATATATAGAAAATCGACTAATCCCGGCTTAATCTGAACCGGTTCGCTAGGTTGTTGTTGGTCAAGGTTGTCTTTCCCCATTTGTTGGCCTCCTTAGAAATTTGCTTGCTAGTTTCTCTGTTGGCTTCCATCACTTTATTGAGGCGATTAAGTTCTTTTGCTACTACGCGCAATGTTGTAGTTTTCATAATCAATCACTCCTTTTCTATATAGTACCATAAAGTGCGGTGGAAGTGCGAATATTAAATTGTAAAAGAACGAACTTATTTATTTTTTAATTTCAAAAGCTCAATATATTCAACTGCTTTCTCCAAATCCTCCTTACTAATATCTTTAGCAGCAGAGAATAGCATACGAGCCCCTGGGCGTGTCCGCAAGTACTCGGCGAATTCAGCAGCTTCTTTATCTAGGTAATATTCCTCCTCGGTTTTATCTTGCCTTTCTACTAATTCCGATTTTGGGACGTGGAAATAGTTTGCCATCATTTCAATTTTATCTATTCTTGGGTAGGTATTGCCTTTTAACCAATCTGTTAAAGTAGTGTATTTAAACCCTAAATCAGCACATAGTTTATTTCTGCCTATTCCGCGGCTATCCATTAGCCTTTGGAGATTTTGCGCCATAATTTCCTTATTGCCTAAATCACTCATCTCAAATTTCCTCTCTATAATAAATTCATAATAATTAATAACATAATACGATATTTCCGTAATAAATTCAATATTTAAATTAAAATTTTACGATAGTTTACGGATTTTGATAGAAATTATGGTAAACCGTAGAATACTCTAGTTATGATAATAAATGATGTTAATAAGAAAGGTGGTAATTTATGAAATATACACTTAGAATGCTCCATGCATCCAAGTTTTGGACACAAGCTTAGGCCGCAAAAGAAATTGGTGTATCTACTGAGACTTGGGGGAATTGGGAGCGTAAGCGATCTTATCCAGATGTACCAAATATATCTAAGATAGAACAGGTATTCAATGTCGCTTATGATGATATTATTTTTTTAGCTAATTACGGCAAAACCGTGGCTAAATGTCGTGCAAGAAAGGAGGAAGAACAAATGACAGAAAAATAAAAGCGATTAAAAAAAGCGGCAGAGCCTCTTGTTGAATTCATTCGAAAAGAAGAAACACCTATGACTACTGAAATAGTCACAGGTGTTGGAGTGGAAGTGGTATCTACTGATTACCACGTTCCGTTTGATGAGTATCTTGATGATTAAATCTCATACTCTCCACGGCCCTTTAAATAGGTGTGCACAAAACGGCCTTTTGATTCTGAGTAAAGAAATTCATCAAATAGAGATTCCGAGCAATTTGGGTAACGGTATACTCTTCCGCTATGGAATCTGACATCAATGCATCCATCAATGTATCGGATAGCGGATACATTGGATGACTCAACAGGAATGAAACCTATAATAATCACCCCCTTCCTAATTTGGATTATACATGAATGGAGGGTGAAGATAAATATTAGTTAAAGGAAAGGAGAAAATATGTACAACACAACTGAAAAACAGAAGAGTTGCTTCAAGAACTTGATAACACTATTTTAAAAGCACTTAAAGGGGCAGTCGATGCTAGAATGGATGACATTCAAAAAATGGTTGATATTCGAGGCCAATTAATATACCAAAGGGGCTGTTTTGTTACAGCCCTTTTTTTCGTTATTTTGATATTAAAATATATTTAATGAGTTTATCTTCATCTTTTAAATCTGAGAAGTGTTGGCAGGTTTTCACAATCCGTGTACAATCATAGTAATTAATGATATACATTTATATATGTAGTTTTCAATATGAGAGAAGATTATGGGTTTTAATTATGGTGAGACGTTGCGTATTCGAAGGGATCTATATACGATTTTAGGCAAGATACGCTATATTGACACTCATGGAAAAATTGGGTATGAGTATAAGTTAGTTAAACATAAGAATAATGCAGAGTTTTGGCTCAGTTGGGATAAGAAGCGAGATGCGTACCAGTTTTCCAAGTTGTGTGGAAAAGCACTACCAGCCGATATGAAACTCGTAGATAGTGGTTATGAGATGGTAACGGGCGCTTGGAGTGAGGTAGACGTAGGTACTACTGATACTGCTAAATATAAAGAGTATGAAAATGCTGATGGTACTGCTACGTTTTCTGTTCAAGAGTGGGCTTTTGAAACGGAATATTCAAAAGGCTTTTACATTAATAAAGAATACGTATCTGTCGAAAAGGATTCAGAGGTAACCGAGTCTATTCTAGATAAAATGGATACGATTAAGAAGCTAAAGTTCATAGGACCAATCGGTTGGATTTTGGGGAACTTACTACTTTATATGCCAATCTTTGATATAAAAATATTGAATGATGTACGTGATGTACTTACCTGGCCTTATATAGTAGCTGGGAGTATAGTCCTTAGTATCATTGTGGCTTGTGCTTTCATTATTTCGAGAACTATGCGTTGATGAAAACACATCGGTTATATAGGACTCCCTTTCGTGGGGTAAATAAAAGGTCGTAACATGTATTAATACATATTACGACCTTTTTACTATAGGATTTATTTGTTAGGGGTTAGCTATTAGCTTCAGCTGGTTGAAGTTGTTCAAGTTCAGCTTCTTTAGCATCTAATTCTTTGGCGCCAAAATGAGCCAATACACAGAAGGTAATACAAAGAACACATGCTACTAATAAAAGATAGAAACCTGCATTCCAACCAAATTTATCTGCTAAAACACCAAATAGTGTTGTACCTAAGTTTGCACCAACAATGTAACTCATGAATCCACGAAGACCAACAGCAGAACCTACTGCAAATGGTGGTACAATATCCATAGTTTGTACTGAAGCTAAGAATTGAGGAATGTAGATTAAACAACCTACAATAGCAGCGAAGAAAGTAACCCATAAGAGAGACTCGCTTTGCCAATAACCAAATATACAGAAGAAGATAATACTTATAGCAATGATTGCGGGAGGCATGCGATAACCTTTAAAGAATTTATCGGAAATGTAACCTGCAAAAATAGTAGAAGGAATAGCCGCCCATTCAAAGAATAAAAAGGCAACAGACATTTCTGCTTTGGAGAAACCCTTTACTTGTAATAAATAAATTGGAAGCCAAGTAAGCATACCAAAGCGAATCATGTAAACAAAGGTGTCAACTAATGATACATACCAAGCGTTTTTATTTTTCAATACGTATTTTACAAAGATTTCTCTTGTGCTCATATGCGGTGCTTCAGAACTTCTGTGCGCCTTATGAGCTGTGTCGGCGATGATTTCACTTGTTGGTGGTAAGCCTTCACGTTCAGGGCTTTCTTTGATTAAGAAAGAAATGGCAATTGCTATGATAACTGCAATAAGCGCTGGTACACCATAACTCCCTAATTGCCAGTGATCTGTAGTAGTGAAATATAATGCGGCGGCTACGATTGGTGCTACGATACCACCACCGAGATTGTGTGAAATATTCCAGATAGCTCCATAACGGCCACGTTCCTGTTTTGGGTACCATTTAGCTAAGGTGATAAAGGATGGTCCTACACCAAATCCTTGGAAAAAGCCATTTAGTACTACTAAAACTAAGAAGAAGGCGAGACTATCGGCAAAGCTCATAAAGATATTGATAATTGCACAGCAAATGAGACCGAAAGCCATAAACTTGGCAGGACTTGCTTTGTCCGCAAGACTACTCATAAAGCCTTTACTTAAACCATAAGCGATAAGCATACCACTAGATAGCAAACCAATTTCTGTTTTGCTCATATGGAGGATATCTGATAAAAAGTGTGTTGATAAGGCAAAGTTATTACGAACAATATAGTACGCAGCATAACCTATAAAAATACCAATTAATGATTGCAATCTATATTTATAATATAGATTCATAATCATGCTTTGTGGAACTGATGATTTTGCCTCTTTAGGTTGTAGAAATGAAAACAT